TCAACATATGTGCCAAAATAACCACCTGCTGCTACAGCTACGCCGTCTTCAGCATTAGGAGGAACTGGAGATTGACCCCTACGTTCCCCCTTCTTGTTTATTTGAAAGCCAAATAACTGACTCATAATAAATTTCCACGCCTTGATCTATCTTATTTATACAGTGGCGAGAACTGGGGTTGTGTCAGGTGGATTAGATCCAGCTGCGTCTCCAGATTCTGCTGTCCAATAAGATAGTTGGAATTCAACCGTGAACTCAGAAACCTGATCGTTACTATCATAAGCAAGATCGATTTGAGAGATTGAACTTGGGAATGCGTGATGAAGTTTGTACTTTCTTATTACATTTCCTTGTGTGGTTGCATCTTTCTCTAACTGGTTTACTTCTAAAGTAGCCATGTATCCAGAACCAGATGTCTCTGGTTTGAATAGAGTAGATGTATTACCATCATGTGAATTAATGTATGCAGACCATTGCTCGAAGAATGCACGAATTCTCATGTCTTCATCGTTAACAAAAGTTGCAGTCCATGTATCAAAGGTGCGATCACCTGAGATTTTTACTGTACGTCCTCTGAATGGAACTTCGATTACACCTAAGTTAGATGCAGGGAGTGCTGCAGACTTGCAAAGTATGTTTGTAAGGTCTGTATCATTGTTTCCCTTGGCAAGAGTGCCAGGGAAAGCAATGTTGACCAAGAACATATTGGGTTTAACACCCTGTTTGATCTTCTGCAGAAACTCAGATACATTTGAGTTAATAGCCATTTTCTTTTACCTTCCTACGGTTTGTGGTTAATTTATGCCCTTCCTACAACTTCACTGAAGGAAACTCCAGTACGTGTAGCAACGAATGATAATGTAATGTAGTTAATAGAACGTGTTGGTTTAACATAAACTTCAGCAACAAATTCGTTACGATCAATAACACTAGGTGTGTTGTTTGTTGTATCACATACAACTTGGAAGTCAGTGATACCTCTTCTTGCTTGTACCTCAGAAAGGTATGAACCAAGTGCATTAGAGAAACCAAGTCTTGTGGTCTCATCGTTTTGCTCAAAGATAACTGCCTTAGCAAGTGCCTCTGCTCTTCCTTCAATATTGATGAAGAGTCTTCTAACATTGATTCTATCAAATGCAGAAGGAGAGGACAGTGCAGTCTTATCACCGAATAGAGTGATGCCTTGACCAGGGAAGGAAACAACTGGGTTGATTCTATTCTGATAAAGCTCGTCTCTATCTGCTTGTGTTGGGTTGTATGCTAACTTAATAGCGTTACGAACTCCACCACGTGATAATCCAGCAGGTGAGAACCAGTCATCAAGTGTTGTAGAAGTTGCAACACATAAACCAGCAACGTCACCGTTACAAGGAATATAACGATATGAATCGTTAAAGCGATCATAGAAATACTTATAACCACTATCAAACACTGCATAAGAAGAAGAACTTAGTGCAGAGAAGAAGTTAACTGTGTTATCCTTCTGTGCAGTTCTTGTAAGTGCTGATGTACCAGATACTTGGTTACCCTTATGTGTAGAAATGAATGCGATAGCATCTTTTCTAAGGTTAGCAGTAGTAATACATGCAGCAGCCTTTAACTTACTATCTGCTTCAGTAGACATCGAACCACCCATAAGGATGAAGTCTACATCAACAGTTTCTTTATCGTTAAAGAGTTCTAGACCAGTTGTGTATTCACCAACTGTATATGAATAGTCATCTGTACCACTAGTCAATGAAGTTTGTACAACACCAAAGAGTTGTAACTTATCTCCAGAAGATCCAGCAGAACCAGCAGTACCAACAGCAAGTCCAGCACCAGCAGTGGTAGGATTATGTGCTGCACTGTTATGTGAACCAAAGTAAATGTAGTTAGAAGCTTCTTTTACAATTGTTGGGTAGTAAGCAGAAGCACCTTCAGCAGATACACCGTCACTAAACTTAGAAAGATACTGTAGTCTTTCAACAACAGTTTTTGTTGATCTTTCTATAACACCAACGTGAACTTCGTCATAACTCAAACCTAAGTTTGCAGCAAACTGTGAAGTACCAGGACGAGGACCGATAGCAGATAATTTAATCTTACCATCATCAGAAGCAGACTTAGTACCGTCTGTGTTTGTGTTAGTCCACCAGTCAGCAACCGTAACAGCGATTGTTGAGTCTTGGATTGTTGAAACTGTTGCAGTACCAGCAGCACCACCAGTTTGAACAATGGTTAATGAATCTGAAACAGCATATCCAAGTCCAGCACCATCAGTTGCAACAGCAACAGCAGTGATAGCACCATTAACAGTAGCGATTGTAAAGGTTGCGTTGTTACCACCACCAGTAATTGTGATAGTATCTCCAACTGTATAACCAGTACCAGCAGTGTTAATTGTTATACCATCAACAACACCACCTGTAGAAGTAAAGTCAACAGTTAAGTTAGATCCAGTACCACCTGTAGTACCAACATTAGTACCAGTAGCACCATAAGTTGAACCACCAGCAGCAATGGTAATTGTAGCAGGAACACCAACAGAAACTGTGATGTCTACTTTAGCACCAGTACCACCACCACCTGTTGTTGCGAGTCCTGTTCCTGTAGTGTATCCACTACCACCATTTCCAACTGCAACTCCAGTTACACGACCCTCATCGGGAGTATCGAGGGTATCTGAGGCAGTAACACGAACTGAAGGATCATTTAGTATAACAGCAGCTTCGTAAGTAGTTGAGTCGTAAGAAAGAACTTCTCCAACTTTACCAGAAGAGAATGTTACATCTGTACCAGCAGCCATTCCAGCTGGGGCAGAAGCAAATTTAACGTATTGGTCAGCACCACGGTCAGCAATAACAACATCAAAGTCGTTACCCCAGATACCTGGTGTTCTAGCAGCCCACTTCCATGCTGGTGTGGTTTGCTCAATTCTTGATTCGTAGTCTACCTTGTTTCTGATGATCGCACCTGCACCAGCGTTAACTGCTCCAGTTTCTGCACGAACAACACCAAGACGACCACCATAGTTCAGAAACTCAGATGCGACAAAGAAGTCATCTGCGTTTGAGTCTCCTGGACTACCGAATGTATCTACTAATTCTCTCTGTGAAGAGATCTGTGTGATTTCGCCAACTGGACCTTTCTGAAATGTTGAAACTACTGCTGCATTAGTTGCTGCAGAATTAACAACGGTTCCAGTTGTCAGGTCTCTTTCCTTGACGATAACACCAGGCGAGATTTGACTTGCCATGCTTTGTTACTCCCGATAAATGATCGCTAAAATTGTCTATAGTTATTTAGAAAATAGTAACTCTTGAATGGGGAAACAATGCATGAACTACCAGTCTGGATACATCCAGTCCTCATGTGGTCTCTTATTTTTCCTAGTCTTTACAACCCTTTCTATCGTACACAGTTTGCATTCATAAGAATATGATGAAGCAAGTCTACTTCTATTCTTACGAATCAAGTAGTAATCATTAAGTAAGTCTTTAGTTCTTCTACATGTTCTACATGTCCTCTGTTTGAACAGCAAGTGTTCTAGATCAAACTGCTGTTCGATATCCATTATAAATCAGGCATCATGTATGTAACAGACTCTTCTGTATCTCCATACCAAAAGTTTCCATCAGAATCAACAAAAGTATCATCACCTAATCCATCATCTATGAATCCAAATGGAGCCATGTCCTGTTCAATCTGATTCCTCTGCTCTTCGTATATCCTTCTTCTTACATCATGGTCAGTCATTTCCTTAAAGAAATCTTGCATACACAACCAAGCAAAGAGAACCATACACATTACTAAGTCATCATGGTATCCTTCATCTGCTTCCCATGCTTGTTTCTTCTGTACAAACGTAGTCAACTCTTGGAATATCTCAAAGTCACTAAATGTAAGCTTATCATCTTCTATGATTGCTTTAAGATTAGCACAACCTTGTTTCTTCACAGTGATGCTCATCTTAACACCAAGTTGAGTCTTAGTACCAGAGAATCCCTGACCAACTATCTGACCAGCTCTACCTCTCATAGCACACATGAGTACGTTAGGATACTCAAGGTCATAGTTTAATGTTGCTGCTATGCTATCACCAATATCATTTACCTCTACTAGGATGTATGGATAGTTGTATTGCTTCGCTACTGAGAAGATGACTGAGGGAAACAGTACAGGCTTAATCTCGTTATTACGATACTTGGCAACAATTTTATACGGCATAGAGGTGATATCATATACGATGAAAGCAGAATAATCGCCACCGATTCCTCTGGCAACATCCACAGTAATAATATATTCGTGATCCTCTTGTACTCTCTCGTGTATGTCCAATCCTGCATTGCTAACTAGGGGGTCGGTGAACGGTATTGATTGTAATTTTGCTGGACTAATTAAAGTATCAGCAGATCCAAGGAAGTCGCACTCAAACTCCTGTGCGAACTGTCTCTTGGACGTATTCTTCATCGTCTCTTCTTTCCACTTAGCATCTCTGCCTGGAAC